AATACTGAAATTGACAAATCAGGAGAGGGTACAAAAAGAAGTATCAGTAAAGAAGCAGGAGATTTGCTTGATGAATTTGAGGAAGTATTAGAGAGTAGAAAAGAAGAATTGAAAACAGCAAGTAGTGGTATTCTTGGAATGAGTCTGTTTGGTTTTATGAATGATAAAAAAGAAATAGAAGAAACAGTTAAAGAACTTGAAGCTCGTGTTAATACAACGAGAGATTTGATTGATTCTCAAATTGAAAAAGAAGAAGAACAAGCCAAAAAAGATGAAGAAATTAAAAATAATCAAGCTATAAGTGCATCAAAGTTAAGTGTTCAACTAAAAGAACTTACTGAGTATAGAGATGGATTAGTTGATAGAGGAGATAATTTAAACGAGATTGGAAGGCAAGAATTGATTAACACAAATCAACAAATAAAAGCATTAGAGGAACAAATAAATAAACTAAAAGAGTTAGGTGTAGAAAAAGAAAATCAAGGTCTTGGTATTACTTCAGATGGCACAGATGAATTTAGTGTTGCTCTTAATACGCAATTAGTAATACAATCTGCTCAAGATGAAGCTAGGAGAAAGTTTAATGAAGGAATTATAGAAACAGAAAAAGACTTACAGGCAGAGTTGTTTGATATTGAGATGAGGTCAATACAAGATGCGTTAGAATTTAAAAACTTGTCAGTAGAAGATGAAACAGCACTTAATAACAGATTGACTGAATTAACCATAAAAAACAATGAAAACATAGCTAAGTCAGAAGAAGAAAAAAGAAAACAACAAGACAAGGCAGTTGATGGAATAAAGCAAACGGGTGAGCTATTAATGCGTATTGGAGAGATAGAAGGGGAGAACAGCAAGATAAGAGAGATTGGTGTTAAAATTACTCAAGCTGCTGCCGTTGCCGAAGGACTATTAGCTCTTTCAAGAGGTCTTGGCTCTATCACAAATCAAGGTGTTTCAGGAGACCCATTTACCGCTATTGCTAGAGTAGCTGCTATGGCTGCTCAATTAGCATCTGTTATATCTAACTTAAAGGCATTAACAGGCAGTAGTGGAGGTGAAGCTGCACCTACATCAACAGAGCAAGACATTAAGTTTGCTAATGGTGGTTTAACAAAAGGCGGTATGTTTCAAGGCAACTCACACGCCAATGGTGGTGTTAAATTTAGAGTTGGAGGTAGAATACACGAAGCAGAAGGTGGTGAAGCAATTATCAACAAAAGGTCAACATCAATGTTTAGACCTGTGTTATCAGCTATAAACAGCTACAATGGTAATGGTGTGAAGTTCGCTGATGGTGGTTTACTCAATAGTGGAGAGAAGTTTGCTATGGGCGGAGAGCTAAGGTCAGCACAACAATTAATAAGCGGAGGAACAGGGAGTTCTAAGGTTGTAATCGTAGAAAGTGATATGACAGAGGTGCAGAATAGAATATCTGCTATTGAAAGTCAGGCTACTTTTTAGTATATTTGTATATGATAAGACAAAATGATTCTGATATTGTAAAGGAGTTTATAGAAATAATTTACAATCAAGTCAAAATCAAATACTCCGAACAAGCAGGGATAATCAATGTATTAAACCACTTGTCGGAGAAAGGTCTTATTGAGCCAAGAAAGATTAGAGATTATATGATAATACAGGATTTTGATAGAATCTTGGTAGAAAACGATAATAACTACACATTTACTTATATGGACATATCTATTAAGTACGATGTATCGGAGAGGACTATACAAAATATAATCTATAAACACAAGAGAAAGTTCAACAAAGATTACAATATTAGGTGATTAGACTGTTTTTGCGAAAGATATGGTATATTAATGCTTAAATTTGCAAAATGAACAAATGGTATTCAATAGAAAATAAAGCAGAGAACTCTGTCGAAATATCCATCTATGATGAGATAGGCGATTACGGAACATCTGCTAAGAACTTTATAGAAGAAGTAAAGGCTGTTGGAACAAAGGACATCACGCTACGCATCAACTCAGTTGGTGGAAGTGTATTTGATGGTCTTGCAATTTACAACACTTTACGTTCTCACAATGGGTATGTAAACATTAAGATTGAAGGATTAGCTGCATCTATATCTACTGTCATAGCAATGGCGGGAGATAACATAGAGATGTCAGAAAACGGATTCTTTATGATACACAACCCATTTGGACAATCGGCAGGAGAAGCAGGAGATATGCGTAAAACTGCTGACTTACTTGACAAAATTAAGAATGAAATTATTGAGATATATTCTAAGAAGTCTAGCCTAACGACTAAACAACTTTCGGATATGATGGATAAGGAAACTTGGTTGTCAAGTGAAGAAGCAATGGACTATGGATTTGTAGATACAATTACAGAGCCTATGAAAGTTGCTGCATCATTTGACCTTTCTAAATTTACTAATGTAAATGAAAAAGAGGTTAATGACAAACTGAAATTAAATAATAATAATAAATCATTTAAAATGACTGAAGAATTAAAAACTTGGTTCAATGGTGTTAAAGAGGAAATCTTAAATACTGTTAAAGGAGAGGATGTTTCTACTCCTTCTAACGAAGTTTCTGTTTCTATTTCTGACAATGAGGTTATCGTTAACAAGTTCGAGGAACTTGAAGCAAACGCTGAATCTTTGAGAAACGAAAAAGAAGAATTAGCAGGTCTTGTTGGTGAAAAAGAAGGCACTATTGCTGACTTAACTAACAAACTTACTGATATGGAAGCTAAATTAGCAAAAATAGAAGCTACTGAAACTAATGTAGAAGCTGACAACGACCCTGCAATCAACGAAAGTGATGTTGTAGTTAACCAATGGGATGCTTTTGCTAAATCAATTTTAAAATAATTAATAAATAATATAAAATGGCTATACAATTAACAAGTTTACCTACTGTTGAGCAGTATGATGTAAATAAAGCAATCATCCAACCTATCTTTATGGGTCAGGATTATATGCAATATATGGAAGTATTACCTAACATTAAAGGTACTACTGTGATTGACAAATTCAATCAACTAGGAAAGATTACTAAGGCTTTCACAAACGGTGCTTTTTCTGCTGAAGGCGATTCAGACAAAGGTGCTACAATCACAATCACTCCTTCTCGTGTAGAAGCTGAGGTTGAGTTTAGAGCAAACGAACTTTTCAATAAGATGAAAGGTCAGTTAATGCGTGGTGGACACGACTTTGACAATATTGATGGTTCAGTAGTTAAGAACATTCTTCTTGACTTAATCGGACAAGGTGTAAAAGCTGACTTCAACCGCCAATTATGGTTATCAGATGTTGCTGAAGCTGATGCTAACTACGGTATCTATGATGGTATCTTCCAAGTAGCAAAAGAAGGTGGAGCAACTGCATTAACAAGAGAATATGCAGGTCTTACTACACAAGCTGATGATGCTGTATTAGTTGCAGGTAACGGTGTAAAAATCTTACAAGGTTTATACGACTCTGCATCTGCTGAGTTATTAGAAGCAGGAAATCACGTATTCTTCGTATCAGGAGATATTGCTGATGACTATATGGCTTCTACTTTAGAGGCTTCTGCTTATGCAGCAGCAGGTTACGGTGCATTGGTAAACGGTGTTCCTCAGTTGACTTATAGAGGTATTCCTTTAGTAGTGCGTAGAGATTGGGATGTATCAATCGCTGCTGATGCTTCTGAAATCAACGGATGTACTTCTGCTAACGAAACTCACAGAGCAATGTTAACTACACAAGATGCTTTTGTTGTAGGTACTGACTTCGATGAGAACTCAGTAGAGCAATGGTACTCTATGGATAACAAAGCGTATCGTTTTAGAGTTTCTTATATGGTAGGTTGTGCATTGAAAGATGGCAAATTAGCTGTGTATTACACTCCTAACGCAATCGCATAATTAATTTAATTAACGGGGGATGAAATACTCCCCCTTAATTTTTAACTCTAAAAATAATAATATAATGGCAATAGAAAATTTAAGTATAGCACATTCTGACTTAGAGGTAAGAGGTGGACTGCAATATGTTGCAATCGGACTTTTATCTCAGGCTTCAGGAATGGGTTTTGATGACACTGGTGTTCACACTATGTCTTATACTGCTGCTGCTGCTTTAGAACTTTTTGACCTTAAACAAGGTACAGGTTCTTTATCAACAAGTGGAACGAAAGAAGGCGGAACTATTATGTTTGAACACACAGTTTCATTCTATATTCCTAATTGTTCTTCTGCACACCTAAGAAGTTTGGAAAGTTTAAAAGACAAAGACTTAGTTGTTGTAGCACAAGGACACGATGGTAACAAGTTTACATTAGGTATGAGTAAAGCATTTGGCTTAGAGGATAGTACATTAGGTAATGTTCAAATGAGAGCAAGACTTTCATCTATGGAAGGTGGCACAGGTGCTGCTTTAGGAGATGAGAATGGTTTGACAGTAACAATTACTGCACAATCAGGAGAGCTTCCAAGAGTATGTTCTAACACTATCACACTTGATACTAACGCAGGAACTGCAACTTTATCATAATGATTAACTAAAAAGGAATGGTTAGGGCAGTTTGCCCTTTCCTTCTTTTTTTATTATACTTGCAATATGTATAAATCTAAATTAAATAACGGAACTACTTTCTTTGATGGATTCAAAGTTAGTTGGTCTAAAGCAACCCAACAAGAGCTTAAAAAAGTTTATGACTTGGGATATACTAATTTTGTAACAAAAGAAGATGCAGCAGAAGTCAAGAAAACCGAATCAAAAGCACAAAAATCAAGTAAAAAAGCTACAAACAAAAAGTAGCCAATCTACTAAGTATGCTTTTGTAAATCTTTCTACACCTGATGTTTCTTCAGAGGTTAAGGATTTAGATAGATTAAGAGAGGACTTTGTTCCTTTTGGGAAAGATAACTTATTCCCACAATACCTTGCCGAACTAAAAAGGCAATCATCTACACATCGTTCTGTATTAGCACAGAAAACTACATTTACAACAGGTGGTGGTTTTAAGACTTCTAACGAGTCTTTGTCTAATTACATACAAGATGTTAATGCTAACGGAGAAAGTCTAAAGGACATCTTTAAAAGACTTGCAGATGACTATTATAGCTACGGTAACGCTTACTTAGAAGGTGTAGTGTATGAAGGTGGTGTAAACCTTTACCACAAAGATGCTTCAACAGCAAGAATGTCTAAGGACAAGAAAAGTGTATTGTTCAATCCTGATTGGGCAAACTACACGAAGAATAAAGACAAAACACAAAAGATACCTGTTTACCCTAATATATCAAGAAGTAGGTTTATAATCCATTACAAGGACTACGAAAGTACATTTAACTTTTACGGATTACCTGACTATGTAGCTGCATTAGAGCATATAGCAATAGACTTTGAGATTGGTAAATTTAATCACACATCATTTAAAAATGGATTTAGTCCTTCCGCTATTGTTACCGTTAATGGCGATTTTGGTGAAGCAGAAGCCGAAAAGTTTGTTGAAACTGCTAAAGATACACTTACAGGAAGTGGTAACAATTCTAAGATACTATTTCTTGTAAAGAATGGAGAAGATAGTAGAGGAACTGATGTGCAGATTATCTCGAACAAGGAAGATGGTGATTTCTTAGATTTACAGAAGTTAACTGACCAAAACATAATTACTGCTCATAGATGGCAACCTGCTTTGAGTGGTATAGTGTCATCAGGAAAGATGAACAATACAGGTAGTGAGATTAGAATAGCTTATGATTTAGCTATGTCAACTGTTATTAGAGATACTACTAACATCTTACTAGACCCTATTAAGAAGGTGTTAAATGCTGAGTTAGGAGTAGATACAGATGATTTAATGGTAGTTTACGAACCACCAATATCATTCTTAGCTGACATTGACCCTAAGCAAGTATTAACTATCAATGAGCAGAGAGAGATGCTTCACAAGGACTTTAAGCCTTTACAAGGTGGAGATATGTTATTGATAGACAAAAAGGATTCTAACATATTAAATACAGAGGTAGATGAGTAACGTAAGACAATACAACAAGTTTTTAACTGCATCAGAAGTTATATCTACTGCGTTTACCAATCAAGCAACAGATACAGCTTTGATTAGTGATGCTATCCTTGAAATTGCTGAACTTGCACATATCAAGCCTGAACTTGGTTTGGATATGTTTGAGGAGTTGAAGACTCAGAATCACGCAGGTACATTAACTACTGCAAATAGTGATTTGTTAACTCACTACTTAAAACCTGCACTATGTTGGTTTGTAAGGTTTGAGGTGATGAATGAGATACAATACAATACAACATCAGCAGGATTAGTTGTTAATACATCTGATTTTAGTACACCTGCAAATGTAGAGCAGTTTAACCAAATGAAAAGTGATACATTTAGAAAAGCTAAGGTATTGCTTGATGATATGATTGCTTACATTACTCACGAAGACCAACAAAACCTATATCCACTTTACGGAACTGATGGAGATAGTTCTATGCCTGATACGGATATAGCAAGTAAGTTAAACGGAATAATATTCTACTAATGGAGAATGCAATAACAGAATCGGTAAGGATAGGTCTTTCAAACAAGGTGAAAGAACATAATGATGAAATTAAGGACTTAAATCTTGATTGGAGCGCAAGAGTTACTTTGAAGAAGTTAGAGAAGGTTTTTGAAAGAGGTGTTGGTGCTTACAAGACCAATCCCGATAGCGTAAGACCAAATGTAACAAGTCCTGAGCAATGGGCATACGCAAGAGTAAACTCTTTTCTTTACGCTATTAAAAAAGGTAAATTTAGAGGTGGTAAGCACGATACTGATTTGCTTCCTAAAGACCACCCTGTAAAAGAGTCTATGCAAGATGTAGAGAATGGTAAGATTAGAAAGAATGATAAGTGTCCTGATGGCTACGAACACCAAATGCCTGATGGCTCTTATATGTGTGGTAGAGAACACGATGGTGGCGGCTACAATGCTCACGATGGATTTGATGAAAACCAAGTTGACTTATTAGATATGATTAATGAGATAGCAGGAGAGTTAATATCAGAACTTAAAAAAACTAAAAATGCCTTCTCACAAGAGGAGATAGATGAAACATACACAGAGTATAAGGCTTCTGTTAATATGAGTTACTCTGAATTAAAAAGATGGTCTGAAAGTAAATGCAGCAAAGAAGCAAGTATAGGAAGAACAGCTATAAACAGAAATCTTACGCTTCTTTCAAAAAAGAAAGCAGATTGGACATCCGCAAACGCAACAGAAGCAAGAAAAGCTATTGCGTATATCGCAAGAGCAAAGAAACAACCACAAGGCAAAGATGTGAGTAAAGACTGCCCTTACTCAAAGAATTACATTGCTTTAAAGAATTGGGCATTTGATAGAAATAAATAAAATAATATAAAATGGCAACAGGATTTTTAGATGATAATGAGTCGTTGATGAGAATGGTAGGGCATACAGCAGGTGATGTTGAGGTGTTTACTACTGCTGCTCAATCAGGAAAAAGTTTTTACTGCTTACACTTTCCCGTAGAGAGTGTTATAGCTAGTATTGCTGCTTCTGAATGTAGTGGTGAAACTGCTCTACAAACGACTTTACCTGCGGGAACTACATTGTTCATTGGCAAGGTTACAGCGATTACACTAACAAGTGGCATAGGAATAGGCTACACAAGATAATAAGATATGGCAAGTACAATAACAGCAGCAACTCTATCGGTAACCCTATCTGAGAGTATCACATTAGGAGGTACTCAGTATGGCGGAACTAAAGAGTTGTCAATAGCATCTATTAAAGAGGTTTTTAAGCGTATTGTTCGTTGTGTTGATGATACTGATTGCACAATAGCAACATTTCAAACAGCAACAAATACAGCAGATAACGCTATTGACTTAGAGAATGTTAGATATATTAGGGTAACTAATTTAGATGACACTAATCCAATGAATTTGTCTTTACAAATTGCAGGTGGAGAAGATGGAAGTGCAAATATGTCTGCTACACATTTAGTAGGTGCAGGTCAAAGTTTCATTATGCACACAGTTCACGATGGTATTGCTGTTAGTGATGCTAACGCTACTATTGTAACTGCTTTAACTGACTTAGAAAGCCTTTTGGTTGACCCTTTGTCGGAAGATATAGATGTAGAGGTATTAATTGCAAGTGTATAATATATGGCTAGTAACGAACATAGTAGTTTAGATAACGCACAACTACATAATCCAAAGGATTTTAGTTCTGCATCAGCAAATACTGTTCTTACAAAGAATGGTAGTAATGCTTTGACTTGGGCAAATGACAATTTGAGAAGAACTCATTTTGTTCGTGTAGGTGGCTTTCTTAGTGGTGTAACATCTACTGATGAGTTTGCACCTACTTTTGCAGGAGGAACAACACACCTTTTTAATACAGCAGTTACTGATGCTACTGCTGATGCACAAGATGCTGTTGCACAAGCACAATTATATTGTACTAGAGGTGGATTTATACAACGCTTTTCAGGTGTTGTAGCTGCTACAAGTGGTAAGAATGTTAGCTTTAAAATTTACAAAGGTACACCTGCTGATGCAAGTGCTGCTGCTATTGATTTAACACAATTAGGTGCTACTGCTACTGAAACGGGTGGTGGAGTTACTAATGTAGATTTATTTGATATGACAGGACTAGGTAGTTCGGTAACATTTTCAGGTGGAGATATTTTAATAGTTACTATTGCAGCAGGAAATACTGATGCAACGACAGCAAGGTTTAACGCTACTATGGAAGTAGTATATACACAAGAATAATATGTTAGGATTAAATTTAGGCGTAGGATTAAAAAA